CACAATTAAAAAAAGGTGCAATACCTAATGCAATGATTTGGGTAGGTTATGCTTTTGCTCAAATTGGATTGTGGATGGCGCTTAAATGATTAGGTTGGCAACAGAAGAAGATGTGCCATATATTGTTTCATTGTCAAAAAAAGAATCTTTTTGTTTGGGATTTATTCCTAAAATGGCTTACACAGCAGCAATTACAGGAATTAAAACTGGCAAAAGATGGAGTCCAACTTGTAATGACAAATTATTTGTATGCGAAGAAAATAAAGACCTTGTTGGTTTTGTAATGTTTTCTTATGGAAATCCAGCAAAATGCAATCAAATTTGTATACAAGAAGATGCAAGGTTAATTGAAAGAGGCCAAGCATTATTATCTGCTGCCATTTCTCATGGGAATTTGCGTGGTATTGAAGATTTTGCTTGTGGTTGCGCTGATGACTTGCCTAGTAATTTTTTTTGGTCAAGAATGGGTTGGCAAAAAGTTGGAGAAAGATTTGGTATTAGCCATAAAAACACATGGAAACAAACAAGTAAAAGAGTAATTAACATTTACAGGTATCAGACTAGCAGTCTTTTTACAAATGACTTTGGAATGATATTGCCAAAAGAAGGTGAAATAATTGCTATATGAAAGAATATGATCCAAATGATGCGGTTCAATTTATCTATGAAAAAGCTCCTGCGTATGCGAAAGCAAAGGGTGAATTGGCGCAACTTGAAGCCTTTAAACATAGTCTTAAAGCAATTAAGATGGCGCAAGCGGATGGGGCATCCATTGCCGCAAAAGAAATGGAAGCATATAGAAGTATTGAATACCAAGAGCTATGTAAGGCTATAGGTTTAGCAACAGAACAAGCAGAAAAGTTAAAATGGCAACTTGAAGCTGCAAAGATGCGCTTTGAAGCCTGGCGCACACAAGAAGCATCAAACAGACAAATAGAAAGAATGACACAATGAGAGATTACGCAGATAACCTATTAAAACTTAACAGGCTTACAAAATCATTCTTAGATGCTGTATTGAAAAATAAAAAAACTGAAGCTTATTTAATTGCTTGTTCTATTACAGAAACAGCACAAGAACTCGAAGACTGGGCTAGTAAAAATAGTGTTCACTGAAAATGAAAAGAAGTCACTTGATAAGATTGCAAGGCTCGGATGTATTTTGTGTTCCGAAGTCCTTGGGGTTGAAGGCTCAGAGGCAGAACTCCATCATGTGCGTAGGTATGGAGCTAAACGGGCTACATCCCCTATCTTGCCACTTTGCCCTATCCACCATAGGTCAAACGATGGGCTTCACGGATTGGGTGTCAAGGGTTTTGAGCGTAAATACTCAATTACCTGTGAGGAGTTGTTGGAGCGAGTCAATCAGAAACTTGGAAAAGGAAATGAAGAATGAGTTGGACTAATGAAGTGCAAAAAAAAGTTACAGATCAATATCGTGATAACTGGGATGCTATTTTTAAAGCTCCAAAGGATCAAAGCCCAATTCAGACGAGATATGGTGCGCTCTATTACGGAACTCCTTATCATGGTGTGTCCACTTGTCAGTCTTGTGTCGGCTCATGTGTATGCACTCATGACAAAGCACCCTAATAACAGTATCTAAATGACCACACCTAGCAGATGAAATAGTTATAACGTGTTCGTACTTTTCCCCATCATCATATAAATAACTTCCCATTACCGCTTGATTTTGGTCAACAATAAAGCATATTTCTTCTGGTAACGGCATATTCCAGCGTGTAAATGGTCTGCAGCAATAAATTGCCGAATATAAGTTACGAAGGATTGATGGTGTTAACTTCATACTCTTTGAATTTTGCCACGGAAGTCTATTTCATCTTCACCGCATACACGAATAATCTCAGGTTGAAGCATTTTTTTGCGATCAAACGATAACATTACAAATCCGCTATTCCAGTCTTTAGGAGTATCTTCTGTGTACGCAAACTGTTGCCCCATAGGGTCAGCTAAAGTACCTGTCTGGACACCCCATCGTGTGCCGTTGTAATCATTAAATGGAATAGAAGAAAGCACATGAGTATGCCCAGTAATCATATTTACGCCAGCATTGACTGCGTTGTTTCTACCGCCAGTCCAACCACCTTTCCAACGATGTTTAATGCAAGTATCTTCATTTACCCAAAATGACCAACAAGGCTGCCACATAGGAAAATAGTCTTTAAGGTTAGTGCCACGCACACCTTCAAACGATGGAAGATTAGCAATAATTGACATTTCTAAGCGTTGGTCGTGATTTCCCATAGGCCAAAACAACTTAGCACCTTTGGCTACCGCTTCAATTTCGCCCAAATAATACTGACAAGCATCTAATTCTTCTTTAACTGTAGGAATCTTGTTCCAATCTTGGCGTGGAAAACGGCTTAAATTAGCCCCATCCAGCGCATCTCCATTACAGACTATAGCGGTAGGCTTAAACTCTTTAATCATCTCTAAAAGTGCTTTAAACGCTGTGGTGGTATCGTCAGGCCAAAAGTGTGCATCACTAAATACAATTACTCGACCTTTTTCAATATCCATGCCTCTGCGAGTATGACCAGGCGTTTGCTCAATTTTTTTAGCATATGCTGGATTTTGACTTGCAAATGTATCTAATGTTATGCCAAGCTTGTTTTCTAGCGTTCTTCTTCTAGCCATTACATTACGAATGGCAATATTGTTTATTTTTGCAAATTCTGTGGGGCTGCCAATTTTATTCCAAGATTCTATCCATTGTTCATCAGTTAAATGATAACCAGCCATATAAGCCCCTTTTGATGTAAAGTAATGAAACACTATCACATAATTATATATAATCAATGACTTATGCTAAAAGAGTTGACTCAAATCATTCAATTGTTGTTAAAACACTACGGGATTTGGGGTGTTCAGTATTTGATACTAGCCGTGTTGCTGGTGGTTTCCCTGATTTGGTCGTAAGTTTTAAAAATGGTAAAACAGTATTGGTTGAAGTAAAAAGAGATGCCAAAGCTCCTTATACAAAATCTCAGGTTGAATTTTTAAAAAACTGGCAAGGCAAAGTTTGCAGAATTCATGATATTGAAGGCGCAATTAATCTCGTAAAAACTCTTGAAAAAGAGTAAAATAGTATTATTATTCGTAGTGTATTAACCCCATCTTAAAGGAAAAATCATGGGAATCATGGATTCAATGAAGGGCACTAAAGGCGCATCAGGTGAAAAGTTACCTAAAGGCGTTAATGCTTCTGATATGTCTGGCGAGCGCAAGCAAAAGCTAGTTGGTGGCGTTGCTATGGGCAAAATGGATGCAATGGGTTCACGCCCTTTGAGCCACGCTGGCAACTTTGAAGGCAAACTAGGCGAGTTGAATGACGGCAATATGGGTGAGCGTGAATGTTATTCCCATAAGCGCACTCCACACGCACAAGACGAGAAGTAATAAAACTACAGCCCATAGCTCTCGGTAAAGGGCTACAGGCTGTATAACCACAACAATAGGGTAATATTGAAATGGCTGATGAAATTGTAATCTATAAACCTCTGGCTGATAAGATAATTGTCAAGCCAGATGTTCGTGTTTTAAGCGAAGTCATTATTGTAAAAAATAAAGAAGCGGAGAACATGGGAACAGTTGTTGCTGTAGGGCCTGGCAAAAAATTGTCATCCGTAAAACGAGAAGAAATGCCTATTGAAGTAGGTCAAAGAGTTCGTTTTGGCACTATGAATGACGATCCGAAAGAGGAATATTTGAAGTTTACGCCTGTGATTCACAATGGTGAGAAATGTTTAATAATGAGTTGGCAAGACATTTGCTGGTCTGAATAGGGGGAAATATGATTAAATGGATTAAAAGTTTATTTGCAAAAGAAATGCCTAAAGCAGAGTTGCCTTGGCCGTTTCCTGTTGAAGTTGTTGTAAAAAAACCACAGTTGAAAAAAGCAACCACGAGAAAGAAGAAAGAAATGGCTACTAAACCAGGTCTATACGCCAATATCCATGCCAAACAAGAGCGTATCAAGAAAGAAAAAGCAGAAGGCAAACCTGTAGAGAAGATGCGTAAAGCTGGCACTAAAGGTGCGCCTACAGCTAAAGCATTTAAAGAATCTGCAAAGACAGCGAAAAAATAATGGCTACTAAGCACGATAAACCTATTCCGCACAAGACCACGGGCAAGGGTAAAACTTACAACCCTACTGAAAAGGGTGCAGGTATGACTGCTAAAGGTAGAGCCGAATACAATGCTAAGAATGGCAGCAACCTCAAAGCTCCAGCACCTAATCCAAAGACAAAGAAGGATGAAGGTCGTAAAGCTTCATTTTGTGCAAGAATGGAAGGCGTAGTAAAGAAAGCTAAAGGCCCAGCAGAACGAGCCAAGGCATCATTGAAAAACTGGAATTGTTAAGGAGTAATCATGCCATTAAAGAAAAGCGCATCACCTAAAGCATTTAAAGAAAACATTAAGACAGAAGTAAAAGCTGGTAAACCAGTAAAACAAGCTGTGGCGATTGCATACAGCGAAAAAAGAGAAGCAGCTAAGAAAGGCAAAAAGAAATGAGCATTGAACAAAAAGTAATTAATTTCACATTAGATCAGATTAATGAACTATTAACAGAACTAGGCAAATTGCCTTATATCCATTCTGCTCATCTAATCGCAGGTATCAAACAGATTGCTGAACCACAGTTTGCAGCTAATGTTGCAGAAAAACAACAGTCTGAAGAAGCTCCCAAAGAGCCTGATACATCGTTATCATAGTGTTGTAAAAAAACCACAGTGAAAATTAAACAACGGCCTATTGAGGCATTAATTCCTTATATCAATAACAGTCGCAAACATTCCGATGAACAAGTGGCTCAAATTGCCGCCAGCATCAAAGAGTTTGGCTGGACTAATCCTATATTGGTTGATGGGGCTAATGGCCTTATTGCTGGTCATGGTAGGCTACTTGCTGCTCGCAAGCTGGGAATGGATAAAGTTCCTGTTATCGAGTTGGCTCATCTATCCAATACGCAAAAGAAAGCATTAATTATTGCTGATAATAAATTGGCATTGAATAGCGATTGGGATAATGAATTGCTTATGATTGAGCTACAAGAGCTAAATAATGAGGATTATGACCTTTCTGTTCTTGGATTCGATGCAGATGAGCTAGATGCCATGCTAAACCCAATAGAGGGTAATGAAGGATTAACAGATGAAGATGCTGTTCCTGAAGTGCCAGACGAGCCAAAAACCAAGTTAGGCGATGTATATATTCTTGGAAATCATAGACTTATGTGCGGTGATAGCACAATGTTGCATGATGTTGAAAAATTAATGGTTGGGGTTTACCCTGATTTAATACATACCGACCCACCATATGGTATGAACGCTGTTAGTAAATCATCGGTACTCAAAGCCAATTACGGCACAGATATTATGGGTGACGATAACCCCGATGTTGCTAAAGATGCGTTTAACCTGATTTATGGCCTATATCCTGATGCAAAACAAATATGGTGGGGTGCAAATTACTACTGTTCAGTATTACCTGATAGCGAATGTTGGCTTGTTTGGGATAAAAACAATGGTCAATCAGATCAAACTGATTGTGAATTGGCATGGGCCAACTTTAGAAGCGTTGTTCGTCAATTTACACAAGCATCAGAAAAGACCAATAGGGTACATCCAACACAAAAACCTGTTTCTTTAATGGAATGGATCATTAAACGTTTTAATTTGTCATCCAAGACCATTGCAGATTATTTCGGTGGATCAGGCTCAACATTAATTGCGGCTGAAAAGAATGGATTACAAGCATTTATTATGGAATTTGACCCCAAGTTTTGCGATGTAATCGTTAAGCGTTGGGAAGATTTCACAGGCAAAAAAGCCGTACTTTCGGAGTTATAAAGAGAAAATGCAAGGAAAAGAGCATATTCCATCCGACGAAAGCCGTAAATTAGTACGCAGCCTAAGTGCCGTAGGGATTAAATACGTTGATATAGCTCATAAACTAGACATAACTGATGACACGCTTAGAAAGCATTACAAAGCAGAGTTAGAGGATGGGCGCATAGATGCCAATGCTTCTATTGGTCAAACCTTGTTTCAGCAAGCTAAAAACGGCAATACATCAGCAGCTATATTTTGGTTAAAAACTAGGGCTGGCTGGAAAGAAACTAACGTAACAGAGCTAACTGGCGAAGATGGTGGCCCAATAAAAGGGCTAGAGGTGCGATTTGTCAAACCAGAATGATGTATCTACAGATATTCGGCAAGCAATTAGTGGCGTTGATTTTCCAATCAAGCTGCAGATGCTTTTCGATCCATGCAGATATAAGGTTCTTTATGGTGGTCGTGGCGGGGCTAAATCTTGGGGGATTG